TTTTTTCATATATCGCCCCGCGTTCCGGTTATTTGCCGCGAACGATCTTCTTTCTTTTCTTTCTGCTTCCGATATATTGCGCCGGATTCTTGAAATGTCGTTTCTTTAGCTGTGTCTGCGCCCGTGTGTCTGTGATCCGTCGTTTGACCTGATATCTGACCGTTTCGGCGAAATGTTCCGCTTCTTCTTCCGAATACGGCTTTCCTTTAATCTTCTGGATATAATGCATAAATTCATGCGCCGTCGTTTCGATCAGCGTTTCTTCCGGTTCTGGAATGTCTGCCGCTATGTAAATGCGATCCGTGTCTGTGTCGAATACTCCGAAACCCTTCTGCCCGTCCGGTGCTTCGATGTGATCCGCGTCAAATGCGATTATCACGTCCACGCCGTAACGGTCTTCTGGATCTTCCAGATCTTCGATAATCTTCGGAAAAGCGTTTTGCAAATATAACAGCGTTTCCATGATCGTTTCGAAGTTCTCTTGAAAGTCCTTGAATTTCTTTTCGCCCGGTATCACTTGCACTTGAAAACTAATTCTTGCCATTTACTCTCCTTCCGGGACTTGTCCGATCATGCGCGTGCCCGTTAATACCAGTTCTTTTCCCATGATCTCGTATTTCCAGTCGCCGTGAAGTCCGCATTCGCTGTCAAGTGTTCCCTGATAGGTGTCCCATGTTTTCTGTGTTTCGTTGTAAATCTGTAAAGTTACCATTTCCGTTGACTGCTGCCGGGCGGCTTCTTCCTGCGTGTGCTGTTCTGCTGCCGTTCCCGCTCCGAAACCGGAAATAAAAGCCGCGACTGCTGCCGCTATGATGTAGGATTCAATTTTTCTTTTGCTCATTCGCTGCCGCTTCTCCTTTCCAGTGGTATCGGATAGCCGTCAGGAAGTGCGTTTATTAACTTCTGTAACTGATTTAACCCGATCTTCTGTATATTGACTAAGGCGTTCGGCTGACAGGCGTTTAACTCTGTCATGTTTTTATGTATGCCAGCCGTGATATCGGATCGGAAGGCGGGCGTTAATGGTTTGTAGAATGTCATTTACGCCACCTTCTCTTCCATTGCGAAAACATAGTCCATTTTATACTCCGGCATTAACGCGCACGTTTTCAGTGCTTCGCCCAGTGTGAACTCTGTTCTTGCGTAGATTTTGTTCTGTGCGGACTTTTCAGAGATTCCCAACAGTTCCGCATACGCTTTGATCGTGATTCCTTTTCTTTTCAGGATCTCAACTAAATTCTTGTACATGGTTCATTCTCCTTTCTTGTGGTGGTCCCCTTTCTTCCGTTGTATAATCACGATAGAAAGGGGGTGTTTTTATGATGTTCGATCCAACGAAACCAGATCCCAAAAAAGATACTGGCATTACTTACGAATTTTCTTCTAAAGTAGAAAACCGAATAAAAGCTCTTGATCTTCCAGAAGACATGGAAATCGCCTTCCGCGCTCTTTTCGAAGAAACTAAATCGGCTATTCAGAAATTAGAAAACATTTCACAGCGTAAGTAACTATTTACGGGTGTCCGGTTCTTCTGACGTCCGCAAAAGTTCGAATTTCATCAGTGCGTCGTACTCTCTTGTCTTCTGTGCCAGTTCTTCGCATAAATCGCAAATTTCTTTTGAAAGTTCCTCTTCTTTTTCAAAATCCACTTCCCCGAAAAGGTACATTCCTTCTTTTTCTATGCCTGCGCCTTCTGTTTCCAGTGCCAGATCGACCGTTGAATCTTCTGTCAACTTCGTTCTGATGTCTAATGTCAACAGTGATCTTGCATACATTAAATATTGTTTAACGCGTCTTACGTCGCTAAGAATCGGGCTTTCTTTAAATTCCACTTTTGCTCTAATTCTGCGCATCTGATTTCGCTCCTTTCTGTTGATTGATTACTATTGCAAATTCTCTTTTTCTTTCATATACTTTTTATACAGGTGTTACCGCACCAAGTACGAAAGAAAGGGGATTTTGTCATGTTTGTTTATAATATTTCAGAACTTCTTGAGAGTTTAAAGTCTGCTCAAGACGAAGGTTTCGAATATGTTTCACTTTCCATTCTTGACCCTGATGGAGAAGACGACGAACTGGATTGTGAAACCGTTGTTCTTGACTATGTTCATGATTCTTCCAGTAGTGAAGAAGATATGATCGATTCTGTTACTCTTCCAGAGGGCTATTCTCATTACTAATTGTTAAGTCAATTTCATATCCGTTTTTAAGAAGATGTCTCAATTTTCGGGACATCTTTCTTATTACTTGAAGAATCGGTTCTGCCTTGTCTAGTCCTTCATCTGCTCTAATTTCCAGTTTTTCGTTGCTGTTTCCTTTGACTGTGATTTTCATTGTCGTTCGCTCCTTTCTGTTGATTGATTTACATTGCATTGTGAATCTATCTCAAATATAAACAATGCATTGTTAATTGTCAAGTAGTTTTTTACGTTGTATTGTAAAATATTTCTTTTCTGTTTTATGTTGTGCGGTAATATTTTTCTTGACACGGTAATATTTTTACATTACAATGTAAATTGAAAGGAGGTGTTGGAATTGACATTCCTTGAAAAGTTGGACTATTTAATGGCGAAGAATCATTTGAACAAAAGAAATGTTTCACAGGGTTCTGGAATCCCTTATAGTACAATAGACGCTTTTTACAAGCAAGGTTATAACAATATTAAATTGTCGACCTTCCGTAAATTATGCGACTTCTTCGGTGTTACTATGGATTCTATGGCACGTGACGAAATAGAACTTCCCGAAAAGTACGTTCCCAACTCAAAAGGTATACATATGACAAGCGAAGAACAGTTCCTTGTTACTTGTTATCGCGAAGCGGATAGCCTAGATAAAGAACTTGCTTTACGGGCTTTACACGTTCGCGAAAAAGGGGACGCCGAAAAAATGGCATAAAATCCCATTCTAGGAAAGTTCAGGGAAATGTGATATCGCCTGACTTCTGGGATTAGCGTTCCCGTCTGCGGCGGATCTTCTTTCGCCGCAGCTTTAAAAACGATAGACAATTATTTAGCAAAGAAGGTGTCTAAAATAGGACTATTCGGAAAGTTATTTAAAAAGAAGGATAATCCGGTTTCGCCTGATCCGGTCGTTTCCGCTCCGTCGAAGCCTGTTATCCCGACGAAAACTGATAATTTCAAGGTTGCCGGAATTTCTTCGTATATGGATAATCTAATGGAATTAGCGTATGAAAATGATGATTACGAAAAGACGAAGAAGCAGATCGTTGATGATTTCATGTATGACGAAAAGATTTTTCAATATGATTTTCCAGTTTCAAAAGTTGAATTGATTCCCGAACCCGAAAATGAATACGATTCGAACGCCGTAAAGGTTGTTGTTGATGATGTTCATATCGGTTATATCAAGAAAGGCAGTTGCTCCCGCGTGAAGAATCTTCTTTCTTCTGGTCGCGTTACTGATATTGATTGTTCAATTTTCGGCGGAAAATATAAAGTTGTTTGGGATCGTGACGAAGGTTACGTTCTGGAAAAAGACGAATATCGTTTCGGTGCTACTGTAGAAATAACTTACAAATTAGAAACTGAATAAAGAAAATAAAACCGCTCCCGGCGGCAACCGGAAACGGCTTTATATAGATTGTTACCCGTCAACCGTGGGCTGACTATGATAACTCCCTAGCAAGTGTTATTATAGCATAGGCCCACAATCTTTGAAAGGGCTTATTTTTATACCCTTTTTTAGAAAAAATAGAAATGTTGTGTATATTATGGCTTATGCTATGAAAGTACCTGCTGCCAGTGCCAACGATCGGATCGTTGCGATCTATGTTCGTGTATCGACTGGGTATCAGGTCGATAAAGATTCGCTTCCGTTCCAGAAAAAGGAACTGAAAGCATATTGTAAGCATATCTTACACGTTGATATGTCGCGTGTAGAGATCTTCGAAGATGCCGGGCGATCCGGTAAGAATACGAAACGGCCGGCGTATGAAAGAATGATGCAGAAAGTCCGCGCTGGGCTTGTGTCTCACGTTCTGGTGTATAAAATCGACCGTATTTCCCGAAATCTGGTTGACTTCTCTTTGATGTATGACGATTTCAAATACAACCGCGTGACGTTTGTTTCACTGAACGAACAATTTGACACGTCTTCCGCGATCGGTGAAGCTGTCCTGAAGATTATTCTTGTATTTGCGGAACTGGAAAGAAAACTGACAAGTGAACGCGTGAAAGATATTATGATCGGACGCGCCAACGAAGGGAAATGGAACGGCGCGCGTGTACCTTATGGGTGGGACTGGGATTCGTCCGCCGGGTGGCCGGTGCATTCCAAAAAGGAAGCTCCGTTTGCGCGGGCAATGTATGAAATGTATCTGGAAGTTAAATCGACCGGAAAGATCCGCGATTATAACAATGCTCACAAGATTCCGACCAAGCGCGGCGGCGAATGGACTTCTAAAACTGTCGGCGATTTTCTGCGAAATCCGATGAACAAAGGCGACTATCGTTATAATTACCGGGAAAGCGCGCGCGGTCGAAAAAAGCCGATTAACGAAGTTGTGTACCTTGAAGGTGTCTTTGATCCGCTCATTGATCCTGAAATATGGGAAAAAGTCAATAAAATTATGGATATCAACCGGGATAAAAGAAATATGGGTGGATTGCACCCGGTAGAAAAGAATTGTAATGTCTTCGCCGGTCTGATCCAGTGCGGTTCGTGTGGTTCTGGTTATCTAGTGGGCAAAAAGGATAAACGCCGAAAGAATGGCTTTACCCCGTCTATGTATTATTGCGGCGCAAAAACGCGGGCGATTCACTGTCAGAACCTAAACGTCAGTGACGTGAAGATTGGTCCGTTTGTGATTAACTATATATCAGCTATGGTCCGCGTATCAAACGAACGACGGAAGATCAAAACCCCAGAAGATCTGGAAGAAATGCTTCTGTCTGACAAGGCCGTATTTGCCGATATTATGGGTTTATCGTCGGATAGCTTAAATAATACCTTTGAACTATTAACTGGCAAATCTGCCACGGGTGGCGCGTTATGGCGCGCTGATCTGGTGGATCAGAAAGGCGTGGCCGCTGATCCGGCAGAAATTGAAAGCCTGAAAGATCAGATCCGAAAATATGAACATGCGAAAGAGCGTCTGGAAGATGCGTATTATTTCAGTGACGACGGAATGAGTGAAAAAGAATATCTGGAAAAGAAAAATCGGTTTGATTCCGGGCGCGTGGCTGCCGAAAACAAATTGAAAGAACTGACTGAAACGCATATCGCTTCCGGTGTTGATGAATCCGCCTTTGTGAAATCCGCTTCCGCTTTTCTTCTGACGCATAAGATCCGTGCCGGATCTCATATCGTATATAGTGATCTGGCCGGAATGGTCGAAGAAGAATCAATCAAAGAGTTTTTCAATCTGGTTTTGGATCATATCACGGTAAAAGATCGCCGCGTGACGGAAATCGTGTTCGCGAATGGTCTTTCACATAAATTTATATACCGTGATTAAAGATGCAACGAAACGGGCGTTATAAGGTCCCGCGCTTTCAGTGTGGATTTTGTGAAGTGGTACAGAAACAAGCGGTTTAATTCTCCCACAACGCCCGGTTCACATTAAACCCGGCCGGAACTTGTCAAACAACATTACAACGCCCCGTTGCAACCCGTCAGCATTTACAAGGGCTTCGGACCTTCACAATCTCCCGCGGGCGGATCGTGGCTGCTTTAATTGCCGGGCGGCTACTGTTGCCGCCCTGATCTTTATTTCTTTATCGGGAAGTTTTGCACTTCTATTGTATACTCTCCCTTTCCGCCGGGGACTGCTGCCCCGGCTCTGTTTTTATAATGCTCTTTCAATAAATTCTGCTGCCGCTTTGATTGTTCTGAAAGTGTGAAACTCTCTGAATCCGATCTGGTCGTCTTCTCTTACGTTTACGTGATATGCTCCGTGCGTTCCTTTCATTCTTGTGATTTTATATCCCTTAACAACTTTTACTGTTTCGTACATATTCGTTACCGCCTTTCTAAGTGTTTGTTTATTTTTTATTTCCTTTCGTTGATATTATATTAGCATACGTTTATATTAAAGTCAATACTTTTATTAGCTTTTATTTATATTTTTTTCGTTGACTTTAATATTATATTAGTGTATGCTTATATTATAAAAATTGAATAGGTGGTGTTTATTATGATGAAATATTATCGACTGTTTGACCTTCTGGCGCGCCGGGATATGAAAAAGACGGATCTTCTTTCTGTGATCTCCGCGCCGACGCTTGCGAAGCTGTCGAAAGGGGAAACAATAAAAACTGACGTGCTTTGTAAGATCTGCGATTTTCTGGACTGTCAACCGGGCGACATTATGGAATACGAAAAATAAAAAATATCCCAACTTTAGGATTTCTCCTATTGTTGGGATATTTTAAAATGCTTTATTTATGGGCTTTTTTACATCACGGAAACCGCGTTCATCTGACAACCAAAGGTTGTGACATGCGCGAAAAGTGGACGCCCTAGTTTTTCGGATAATTCTTTTACATATTTACGGGCTTTCGCAATATAATAATACTGTCGTTCCGGTTCTTCTGTTGGTGGTGCTGCTTCCAGATCGACCGCGTTTATCAATTCTTCTTCGAATAATTTATTTTTATTCATGGTTAGATTTCCTCTTTCTATTCATGTTTATACGATTTTATATTATATCTGATACAGTTCTTTTTTTCAATGGAAAAAGCCACGCTTTCGCATGACTTTTCCCAGTGACATATTTTATTTTATGGAGGTATAAGACATTTTGTTGTTAAGTTACATTATTTTACGCGGATTTTCTGCCCGACGTATATTTTGTTCGGATTGCTGATTCCGCTAAGTTGTGCAATCTTCTGGTATGTAGTGCCATACTTCGCCGCGATTCCTGATAAGGTGTCGCCACTCTTTACCGTGTAGTACACTGCGCCAGATCCGTTTCCTGTGCTTTGCCCGTTGATAATCTTCTGTACAGCGTCGTATTTACTGCCTAATACGACTTTTCTTACGTCGCCATTTCCGTATCTACCCGCCTTCGTTTCGGCTGCCAGTGTTGCCGCTGACGCTTCCTGAATGTGGTTGATCTCGCTTTGTACTTCATTGTAACGTGAACCCAACGCCGCTTTTCTTGCGTCGCCGTTTCCATACTTCCCAGTCATTACGCCGTAAACCAGATCAAGGACTGATCCGTTCGGTGCGTCTGCTTTCGGTGTCTGGATCGCCTGCGTACCTTTTGCGTAGGCTTTCCATGCTGTCGCGTCCATGTATGCGATATTCATATCCAGATTTCCGTTGTAACCGGATAAACGGCCGGTGGAAGAATACTGGAAGATCGCGGGCGTTCCCCATGCTCCGAAGCCCTTTGCGTCCGTCCACGGGTTCGCCTGATAGCCTGTCGCGTTATTGTTCGCGTACTGTGCAACCCATAAACCATATTCGGCAGCCACCGTCGCCCAGTCATGCTGACGGCATACGCTTTTCGACATATAGATCAACGGCTTTACGCCTGTAAGATCTCTTACTTTGTCAAGAAACGGCTTTGCGATTGCCGGCCCCTGAGAAAACTTCGCGTTCTGCTCTCCTTCCCAGTCAAGAACCAGAATAGCGTCGCCGATATACCCTTTAATGTTGTTTACGAAATGTTCTGCTTCTTTAGCCGGATCGCCGCCGGAAAAATAATGATATACGCCCAGTAACCGGCCGGCGGCTTTCGCCTGCTGATATGCCCGGTCGCAATCAGAATTTACATAGCTTGTACCCTGTGTTGCTTTGATGATTACGAAATCGGCGGGAACTTTTGAAAGGTCAATGCCTTTCTGCCACCCGCTGACGTCAATTCCATTCATACTCATATTATTTTCGTCCTTTCCGTTCGTACACGCGTGTTTCTTTCATCATTGCGTCCGCTTTCAGTGCGGGAACTGTGAAGCTGTTGTTCTTCCACCATGCCACCAGTGCGGCCGCCGTGGAAAATCCGAACGATACAACCTGTGTCACGGTTTCGTCGCTGATTGGTAACGGGCTTTTTCCAAAAATCGCAAGTCCGCTGTTAATCATGGTTAAAACCAGAATCGCGGTTCTTGCGATAGTGCCTTTACTCACTTTCATGTGTATTTCTCCTTTCTCCATGTTCTATGCTCTTGATCCTTGCTTCATGGTCGTTTAGTATTTTGTCCTGTTCGTCGTTATGCTCCCAGATTCTTCTATGACTCTCTGTGTTTTTGTTCTGCATGGCTGCGAACTGTCCGTCTAAATTCTTACAAGTAACTGTTAATTCTGTGATCGCTTTTGTCAGTGTCGCGATCGGACGTACAAGCGCGATAATTCCGCCGCCTAGCGTGATTAGCATAACTATAACGCTCCATTCATTCATCTTTTCACTCCTTCCACCCGCCTTTCTGTTATGATTCTATTTCTTTTATTCGGTCATTTCTGACCTGTTTTTATGCCGTGTACGTTTCCCCTGTAATTTCTTTATACTGCGCCTTTGTAATCCCGCGTCCGCGTTTCAGGGCGTTGATCTTAACCCATGTTTTCAGTGTGTCTTTTGTAACGAATCCCTGTTCGTACTGATTTTTCAATTTTTCATACATCGTTTATTCTCCTTCCGTTTCGTCGGTGCTGCTTAATGTGTCCAGTAACATTTCGACTTGAATCTGCAATAACTCATTCTTTGCGATCAACTCCGTGTTGCTCTGCATGATTGCCAGTGCAAGTGGCGACACAAGTTCCGCCTGTCCTCTGTCGTATTCTTCCCGGCTCATTTCCATTTCTTCGTAGGTCCAGATCAGTTCCTTTGTCCCGTCCTGATTCTCTCTTTCTTCCTGTTTCTGGTTTCTTCTCTGGTATACGGTTGTCGCGCTTGATGTGATGTCTAAATCCGCCGGGCGTTCTGTTTGTGTTCCTTCTCTTTTGATCCATTCCATTTTTTAGTCGCTCCCTTCTTGTGTGTTTGCTGATTAACTGTTTCAATGCCTTAACTTTGATATAAGGTTTTACATGATCCAGATAGTAGTTGTATGTGTCGGTATGCGTAAAATATCCGATTCTTGAAAGTAAAGACGCTGCATCTTTCCACGTGACTTTCCCTTTTCTTTTTACTTTGTTGACTTTCTTCTGAATTCTGTTCAAAATACTTTTTCTTATCGTTGTTCTATCTCTGTGAAATACGAATCCCATAAAATCAAGGGCGCGTCCGTGAATCTTTCCGTCCCTTCCGATGTATTCAAATCTAAATACCTGCCAGTCCGGTTTCATTTTCAAGCCCAGTTCTTCGTTCAGGAATTGTTCGATCTTCCTTCGTGCTTCGTGCAATATCTTTTTGTTTCTGCCGAAACATACCACGTCGTCGGCATACCGAATCATTTTCTTTACGTGAAGTTTTTCTTTGATGTAATGGTCTAATGGTGTCAGATAAAAGTTCCCAAACCATTGCGACGTATAAAATCCGATCGGTACGCCCTGTTTGCAACAATCGATCACGGCGAATAATTTCTTTAAAATTACACGGTCCCGGATCTTCTTTTTCAGTGCCTTCTTTAACTTCCGGTGTGGTATGCTCTGGAAGAAATGCCGGATATCGAACTTTAATACATATTTACAGTTTTTCGGAACGTTCCTGATCCACTTTTCAACAAATCGTTTTCCGTAATGTGGCCCGCGTCCCGGTATCGATCCACACGACAAATCATACATTCCGCGCATAAGTGCGGGCATAATTGCCCGGATCAGTGCGTGGTGTGCGGGCTGTTCGTATAAATACGTCGGCTTCAATAGTACCCGTGTTTTCTTACATGAATATTCGTTGATCGTTTCCGTCTGGTGCGTCGCCTTCGTGAATGTATTCGTCCGAAGCTGTCGTTCCAGTTCCTTTTCGTATTTTTCCGGGTTTCTCTTTACCTTCCGAACTTGTTCTTTTCCGCTCTTTCCTTTCGCTGTTTTTCTGAAATCAGTTTTCAATCCTTCTGGATCGTATAAATTCTGATCTATGTTTTTAAATGTTATCATTCTTTCTTATTACCTCGCGGGCCTTCAACACGCTATACAACTACCGGATTCCCGGTGTTTACCAGTCCGCGCCTTTATCGGTTCTATTTTCACTTTACAGATATTTCAATCTGCTGTGGTGTAGGAATAACTCGCGCATTTGGTTAATGTCCCATGATTTAATAAGAAATGCCCGGCGCGATGTTCCAGTTCGCATTCGAAACGGAATTGTTCAGATTCACGTAAAAGCCGCATTTCGCACCGTTGTTCGCGTTGCCTCCAACGATCGCCACCGCGCGCAAGTTATCCCCTTATATATTTACTTTTGTTTGTTCCTTTAAGCTATGCGGGGGAGAAATCCCCCGATCCCCCTTGCGGCTATGCCGCTAAAGGCATTTTGCAAGAAAGGCCCGGCGCGATGTACCAGTACGCATACGAAACGGAATCGGCCAGATTCACGTAAAAGCCGCATGCCGCACCGTAGTCCGCGTAGCCTCCAACGATCGCCACCGCAACAATCGTCGGGTCGATATAAAAATATGCAGTCAAGTATGTGTTCGAAGCCCCGGACCATGTGATCGGCAGTCGTCCAAGTTCTGTCGAAATAGAATCCTTCGCCCATCCGCCCGTTGCTGCTGTGATTCCGTTTTTCTCCGCATAGTCGTATATTTCCGTGTAGCCTTCGCCCGTGAAATTATACGGTCCGTATGCGCTGATCTTTGCTTTTCCGTGGTCGCAAATCAGACCGATGATTCTTTCCCACTGATCGCCCCACGGTGCTTCTGTGTGAAATACTTTTACCTGTTTGTTATTTGCGTTATATCCGAAGAACTGTCCCTTGTCGTCCAGTGTGCCGGCCTGTAGTACGCCGTAATGTTGCGCTGAATCATTGACATATCCGTTCATATTGCCGTTTCCGTATGCGGTTTTTAGATCGTCCGTTTTTGCCATGATCTTTAACAGACAGATAATGTAGTTGTATTCGTTCCACGATGTATGCTCCCATTCGCTTCCGTTTGCTTTGATGTAGTTTCTTTCCTGTGTGGCATTTTTGCCCATCATGGAAAGCTGACCGGAGATTGAACGGGCGACATTGTTGTATAAAGTCGGCGCGTAGATTCTTCTGTAGAATCCCGGACGAATCGCCCCTGTCTGATCCTTTCTGTGATTGCAATTATAACCGTCGTCGTACTGAACATCGGACCAGATGATATATTCGTGTGTCTTTGTTTCGTACTGGCAGAGCCAACCGCCGACAAATGCCGCCATTGCGTTTCCGCCGTATGCGACATTCGCGACGTCTGATTCTGTTCCGTCTGTTTTCTTTGAATAATCGTTCGGGTTCAGTTTATAATCTTCTGTACCGTCAAATTTGACCATGCAAGCGTAATTTTTGTCTTTGGCTGCGAAATATTCGTTTTCCCATGATCCGTAGTTGAAAACGCCGTTTGAATAGTCCATTGCGGCCGGTGTCATTCCCACGGCGTCGTAAATGTATTCGACACGGGTTTTCGGGTTGCTGTTGTTCTTGTCAATCTTGATTCCTAACCGGATATGATTTTTATGTTTTCCGTCGTCGCCTTCTACTGCTGCCAGAATCGCTTCCGTGTTGGCGTGTGTTTTATCCAGTGTTTCTTTGTCTGCAAAATAGATTCTTTCTCCCATGTTTTAGTCCCTCGCTTCTAAATAGATTCGTCCGGCGTCTACTCCGATCGTGTAGGTTTTCCCAGTTGTTGTATCTGCGATCGTGTTGATTCCCGCCGCGATTCCTTCGCATGCTGCCGCTGCTGCTTTTGCTGCCGTGGTTGCCTTCTGTGCGTCGCCTGCTGCCGTATTTGCCGACTGTGTGGCTTTCTCTGCGTTGGTCTTTGCAATGTCTGCCCCAGATGCCGACACGTTCGCCGTTTCTGCTGCTTCTTCTGCATTCTTGATCGCTGCTTTTGTTGCTTCCGTGGCTTTCTCTGCATTGGTCTTCGCTTCGTTTGCTGCCTTCGTTGCCGCGTCTGCATTCGCTTTCGCTTTGTCCGCTGCTCCTGCTGCCGTGGTTGCCTTTCTTTCTGCCGTGTCTGCTGCCTGCGCCTTTTCTGTCGCCGTCGCTGCCGCCGCTTCCGCGATCTTCGCTTCGGCGGTTGCCTTCTGCGCTGCCTGATCCATGTCGTTTAATACGGTTGCTACAGAAAGAAATTCTTTATCACTTGTCAGTCCTTCGGTTTTATATACTGTTTCCACGATTTTCGTGTAGTAGGTTGCTGACTTCAATTCCTTTCCGCCTTTTAACAGAACGATTTCGCCTTTTCCGACGCCTGCAGCCGCTAGCATCTGTTCCGTATATGTTACAAGAATTTCATTCCCTGACAGGGTGCAGTCATTCAATACCGGGTTTCCGTCCGGCTTGTAGTATTTAATCCGCGCGGTGCAACCCGTCGGGATTTCATACGGTTGTTTGTTTTGTAATAATGAGACGGCCAGAATTCGTGAACCCTTGTCACCCTGTTTCATCACGACATATTCAAAAGGGCTTTTCCCGTCAAGTTCGATCGTGATCTTTTGTGTGATTGTGATATCTGCCATTAGTTTTCCCCTTTCTCTAGCATTGCTAGCGCTTCCGCGTATGGGTTGGTCATTGTTCCTGTTTCTTCCAATGTCGGACGGTCTTCCAGAAAACCGTTTTCCGGTGTGGCAATTATTGTTTGCCCGTCGTCATCTTCGATCCTGACAATGTTACAACCGTTTTTTAACGCCGTGTCAAGTTGCGCGTCTTTCGTCAGGAAGATTGCGTCGCCGTTTATTTCCGCTGCGTAGCCTTTCACTATTCCTTCGCCCCCTCTCCCTCATTTAATTCTTTCAGAAGTTCTTCCGGTGTTCCGGTGTGCGCTTCTGTCTGTGTTTCTTTCTGCATCGTGCGGATTCTCAAATTTTCATATGCTTCTTCTTTGAATTTTGCCGCTACCGCGTCCATGACGACCGTTTGAAGTGATAGTGGCGTTTCCGCCGCTTCCAATTCTCTTTTTGCCTTTTCGTAGATAATTCCTTCTAAAATCTGTAATGTTTCTCCCAGTTCCATTTTTTCTCCTTTACAGTGACGAAACCATAAGCCCATTTTCAAAACTAACAGTTGAATTCCACCATGTGATCGTCCCATCGCCGTTGTCCCGAATTTTGCTTATATATTCGAATTTGCCTGTTGCTCCGATATATGCAACTGTGCCGGTGTTGCTTGTTTTTCTTGTCGCTAACTGATTGACTGAAATTCTCATGCATCCGCCTTGTACTTGTAGTCCGTTGTATCTTGTCCCGGTGTTTACGTCCGTGGTACTTGCCGAATAGTCAATATATCCGTATTGTGTTGGTCCATAACCACCAGTCAGTCTTCCGCTTCCTGCAAGTTCTACCCAGTACCCTGAATCATACCCACATTTCATAGATCCTTTTAATTCTGCGGACGTGCATTTTAAAATGCCGGATTCACTCATAGAAGAATAGGTTGCCGACCATGCAATCTTTGACGCTTTCAGTCTGATATAATTCGCCTTTTGCTCGATCAGGGATTCCGCCTGCGCCGATGTTACCCGAAGTTCGATCTTGTCTGCTTCTACTTTGATCGCTGCCCTTGCGTACTCTGCGACTGCTGCCGCCGCGACTGCTGCCACGTCCACGCCTACCGCTTCGATTGTCTCTTTCAAATCCGCCAGTGCTGCGTTATATGCATCGAATTTCGTATTGACATTTGCTTTCTCTGTCGCCGTGATCTTTTTGTCCGAAATTGCGTTGTTGATCGCGGTTATCAACGCGTTGTATGCGTTCGTGTAGACGTTTTTCTTTCTTATAAGTGTTGACCGTGTGGCCGTCCGCTTTTTGTAATGCCACAACTTACGCATATTATTTTCGTATGGGTGCGACGTCTGGATCATTGACACGGTGGCAGCTTCGATCACTTCGTAAGTCGGAAGTGTGCTTTCTGTTCCGGTCGTATTGGCTGCCGTTGACACCTGTTTGATTTCGTCGATTGAAAATCCGTAGTCTTTATTACCTGAACCATCCGAATACCATTGAATATAGATATCGGTTGACGGTACAATGTAGGTATTCCCGGCGATATCTGCGCCGCTTACTTTGTCTAGTGCCTTATAGATCTTCCCGTCCTTCTGGTAGAATAAATATAGATAATCGTATTTCGCTCCGCCTGATGATATTTCCGTCTTGCAATCTGCATTGAATTTAATCGAAAAATTACTTCCTGTTGTTGTTGACTGTCTCGAAGCTGAATCCAGAACCGCGTTGTATTGCTTTTGGATTGAAGCATTGTCTTTTTCCAGTTCTTTGATATATCTTTCGATCGTCTGTGCTTCTGTTTCCGTGATTATGCCGTCCCGGAATGCTCCTTCGACATTTTCTTTGAAATCTTCCGCGTCCTGCTTTGCCAGTTCCAGATCGTCCGATATGGTCTTTTCTGCCGCCTGCGCTCTTTCCACTTCCGCCGTGATTGATTCGCCTGTTACTTCGAATCGCGACTTCATTTCCGATAACAGTTTCGCGTCGCCGTCGTCTGCGTACTTTTTTACGCTCTGTTTGTACTCTACCGACAGGGATTCCGCGTTAATGGTCCCGGCTTCGATCAGTGCGCCGTTTAGTTTTCCAACTGCGATAAAATCCGCTACAATCTGACCTGCTGCCGTGATCGCCGTTTCATACGGTCCGCCGATTCCGTTACTTGAATGTCCCAGTCCTGCCAGATTCCACCGCCAGACGTTTTTCGCCGTTGCTGTTGAATCTGTATCCATGATATAGATTTCCTGTGGATTCTCTGCCGGGTATAAAAGCACATGGCCACCAGAATTGCCCGTGATCGCTGCTGTCACGTCCTTTATGGTCTGTTCAATACGTTTCTGTATGATTTCCGCACGGGTGGCGGATTTTACGATCTGTTCTTTCTGTTCCTTCTGTGCTGCCGTGATCGCCTTTGTCAGGTTTGTTTTCGGTTCTCCGATCTCTACACTGTCGAATCGCTCTTTGATGCTGTCGTATGAGTATTTAACGATCTTTGCTTTGACTTCGATTCCCAGTTTTTCGATCATGACCGTTACAGTGTCACAAATTCCGATCGTTTCAAGTGCCTGTATATTTTCATAGTCCTTTGTCTTTTTCAGATTTTGGAATGTTGCTTTGATCGATATTTTCGGTTCGTCGATTCCGCTTTCTGTATAGGTTTTTGCAACCTTGCGAAGCATTTCTTCCGATACGATCACGCCGTCTTCGAATTCGTCTGAAAAATCCATTGGCACACACTTTAGGCGGGCGTATTTGTCCGCGTTTGGTGTGTTGATAAACTTTTCAGGAAGTGAAACGAAAACCGGATCTGGTTCTTCCGTCGCTCCTTCTTCCTTTTCCGGTGTGTAATAACAATATGGAAATATCGCCGTTATCACGTCGCCGATGTTTCTTTCCTGTTCTGCCGAAATCAGGTTCTTTCCGTACCGTATCGTTGCCCCGGTATCTGATCCGCGGGATTTATGCAGCTTTACTGTAAAGTTATCGAATTGAATTTCCCCGCCCCAGACGTCAAGGATTGATCCTTCTGTACCGCCCAGAATGTTTCTAACGCTTAACACGTCGTCTATCTGAGTGCTGTTTCTGGTCGTGATATCCGACCACGCCGTATAGTTGTTTCCGATCACAGCTTCTTCTAATAGCTGCGCGATCGCTTCTTGTGCGTTCTTCCCGGATATTTTCGGACGGCATACCGGATTCATGTTCAATTCGTAACTGATGTGTTCGGCGTAGTAGGTGTTCACGCCACCGATCGGCTTTCCTGATTTATAGATCCTGAATAGCTGATCGCCGTCTTTGTCGTTTGGTTTTGCCTTTATGATTGCATCTTCCACGATGTAATCGGCCAGATGCCCTTCTTGCGGATATTGTAAAGTCAGTTCAAAAGATCCGTTTCTTTCTTCCTCTACAATACAAGAAATTGTGTCCGTCAAAAGTCCGATTCCGTTTGAATCAAACTGTGTTTCAAGGGGATCGTATAAAATCGGTATCACAGGCAGCACCAACGCGGCACAATGTCAATTCTCTTCACATTGCCCGCCCAACGGATTTTATTTTCGCCCGCTGCCAGTTTCGGAAATAATGTCGTAGTCATTTTGTTATTTTGCAGCGTGTCCCCTTTGTACGCATTTAATAACGCGCTGTCTACTTCGATATAGTCTTCTATTTCCTTGAATGTATGGGCGCGGTCGTTGATATACAACGTAACCGCACCCGTCGCATAGATCTTCATGTACGGATAGGCCGTAAAGCCTTCTGTATTGAAAATGCTTGTCGCTTTTGTGAGTGTTAGCGTTCTTTCGCCGTCGTACGAATATTTGTACGGGTGGCAAGTGAACTGAATTTCCAAGGTCCCCAGAAGTGCGGTGGCGATTTCTTCCACCGACATTTCTTCCGATACATGGGCCATTCTGTAATAGTTGCGCTCGTAGCTGTCGTCAAGCCGTGAATATTGCACGGTCTGGTATAACCACGCATACACATTCCGCGCGACCATTTCAAGATCCTGATATTCTTCCGGCATAACATAGCATTTATACACCTTCTGAAAATCTTCGTATTCTTCGTTATCGATCGGATCTGTTTTGTTATTCAGGATCACGTCGCCGCGTCCCGGAATGTTTACTTTTTCAATAACAGGTTTGGGACGGCCGTATATGTTTTCTTTTTCGTATACTGCCAGTCCCATATCAAGGGAATTCCGCCCGTTGTATGTAAAACTGTTGATATCGTCGTAAAATTCGTTAAGCATATACTTTATCGTCCCTTTCCTTTAATTCCTGCGCCATTTCCATGACTTCTTCTGTTAATTCGCGCACATCCTGCTTTCTATTGTTATAGAATTTTTCTATATTCAAGTTGATTTCCTGTTTTAGCGATCCTTTCTGTCCGCCGAAGTTTCTTTCAAGTGCCGTGTTCTTTGCTGTTCCTGAAAGTGGTGTAACGATTGTTTTACCATTTACCATTTCAACAATCTCCGGTCCCGCTTCTGCCACAATCGCGCGGCCGTTGGTTAAGATACCACCCTTCGCCAGTCGTGGCAGACTTAAATATCCGACATTCCCAACTGATACGCCCGGAAGACGGTTGATTAAGTTAATTGCTCCATTGATAATTCTAATCGCGGAATTGACCGTATTTTGAATCATGGATATTACGCCATTGATCCCGGACTTAACCGCGCCGCCGATCGCGTTCGCGATAGACGTTCCCAGATTCGAAAACGTGTTTCGGATAATGCCCCACAAGCCGGAAAAGAACGATCCCCAGTTTGAAAAGACATTCTGAACCGCGTTCCATGCCGACTGAAAGATTGATCCGAACCAACTTCCGACACTTCCGAAAATATTCTGAATCCCGAACCATACCTGACCGAACCAACCTGTCACGGCCGACCAGATGCCTTTTATCGCTTCCCATGCGCCTGAAAAGTCGCCGGAAAGTACAGACTGTACAACTGAAAAAATTCCCTGTATCACAGACCAAATCATTTGAAAATACCCCGTCGCCACGTCCCAGATGGTTGTTATTGTGGTCCATGCAACTTGAAAAAATCCGCCTAAAACTGTAGCAACTACCGAAAAGACGGCCTGTATATTCGACCAGATTGTTTGAAAATACAGAACCACCACGTCCCAGACGCCTTTTATAATGATCCATGCAGATTCGAAAAATCCGCCGATTATCTGCCCGACGACCGAAAAAACGGTCCGAATTCCGATCCACACATTCTGGAAATATGTAGTTGCAATGTCCCAGATCGAAGTTATCAGAAACCAAGCGATCCGAAACGGTGCTGTCAGGATTTCCACAACTACTGAAAAGGCGGTTTTGATTCCTTCTTTTATCATTTCGAAATATGGTTGTGCGTCCGCCCACTCTTCCTGAATTTTGTTCCATGCATCTTTGAAGAATTGTGCGATAGCGGATAAGATTCCTTTTACCGCTTCTCTGAATGCTTCGCAATTATTCCACAGTAAAACTAATGCTGTTACAACCCCGACTATCGCCGTTATGATCCACGCCGCCGGATTTGCTAAGATTGTTGAATTCAGTATTTTTTGAGCCAGTGTCGCTCCTTCGGTTGCCACCGTCCACGCCTTTATAGCTGCCACCATTCCTTGTATCATAGTAACGACATTCCACGTCAAAAGTGCTGCGCCAATTCCCGCTATTAGCGGCAGTAATACATTTGCATGACTTACAAAGAAATTTATAAATTCTGTTATATCCGTAAGCACTTCTTTTAAAATTTCTTTTGCTTGTGGTAAATTATCTTTTACCGTGTCGATTGTTTCTTTCGCAACCGGTCCCAGTTCTTCTCCCAATGGTTTTATCAATTCTGTTTGTATGGATCTTCCAAGTCCTTGAAATTCACTTGCCAGATCGTCATATCTCATTTCTTTGATTTTTTCCATTGTTCCGGCTGCATCTGACGCCGCGCCTTCCATGTTTCCCATTGCCAAGATCGCTTGACCGCCCGTGTCTTCCCACATTGTGCCGAACAACTCAACGCCGATCGTGTTTTGTTCAAGCGGATCAGACACTTTTCCCAGTGCTTCGAAAGTGTCCTGCATTGCTTTTTTTGCCGCTTCGCCGCCTTCTCCGAACGCTTTCTTTGTTGCGTCCACGTCCATTCCTAATTCTTTAAAAGCATTGTCCGCCGTTCCATCTTTTACCCTGATAGAAAATTCGTTTACTGCGTCGCCTAATTTGTCGATATCAAAAACGCCTGCTTCCGCTCCGTTTTTGAACATATTGAACATATCTGAAGCTGAAAGTCCCATTTGTGCAAATTTGGGGCCGTATTCATTTATCGAATCCAGTAGGTTATCGTTTTTGTTTAGCCCATTTTGCGCGCCTTGTGCTACAAGATCGAATGCTTCTTCTGAAGACAGGCCGAATTGTGTCATTAACTGATTTACTGCCCGCATGGATTCTCCGACGTCCATATCGAAGGTGTCCCGAAGTGTGAACGCGCTTTCCGTCATTTCTTGTAATTTCGACGGGTCCATTTCGCCTGTCTGCTGCACAATTACGCCCATAGCTTCGCCGACTTCCTGAATATCTTCGCCGTAATTGTTTTCATACACGGCCGCCATCGCTTTATCCAGTCCGTCTATTTTGTCTGCCGCCGCGCCTGTTGATGTTGTAAGCGTGTTTAATGCCTGATCGTATTCACTTTCAAACTTTAAACTATACGTTCCGGCTGCCACCATTGCCGCTCCGGCTGCTTTCATTCCCGTTTCTACTGCTTCGCCGGCCGCTTTCATTTTGTCTTTGAATTCGTCGGCGCGTTCCGATACTTTCTCGATATCTTCTTCTTTCTTTCCGACGTCTTTCAGTGCTTGTGCGGTTTCTTTGGCTTCTTTTTCCGCCGCGTCTAAATCATTCGAAACCTTGATGATTTCTCTTTGTAATGCCCGGTATTGTTCTTCTGATACTTCGCCGCGCTCGAACTGCTTCTGAACCTGTTTTTCAGCTTCTTTCAGAATATCCAGTTTTTCAGAAGTTCCGGCGACCGCTTTTGATAGAAGTTCCTGTTTTTGCGCTAATAATTCCGTATTTTTCGGATCTAATTTCAGTAATTTGTTTACTTCCCTTAATTCCGTTTGTGTAGTTCTTACGGTTTCATTGGCCCCTTGCATGGCTTTATCTAACTTCGTAGTATCTCCGCCGATTTCGATTGTAATTCCGGCGATTTTGCTCCTTGCCATTTACTCTCCCCCTTTCTTTCCGAATTTTTCTCGCAACTGCTGCCGATCCGGCTTCGTCTGCGTCATTCTCCAACAGTTTTCAAGGTATTCCCGCCCTGATTCCGTCTGCGAATTAAAATAAATTACCGATTCCCGCGCCATGAACAAATAAACGTCAAGATCTAATTCTTCCACTTCCCAAAAATTAAGCCCCGTGTATTTCGCTACCATTTTTTCGGCGTTTGTTTTTGGTTTGTAACGAATTTCCTTTGCGTTCGGATCGTCATAGAACGGTATAATTAGTTTGGGTCTGCTTTTACTCCTTTTACAAAGTTCATAAATCCTTTTATAAATTCGCCCATTTCTTCTGTGTCGTAATTGTCAGTCATGTATTTCATTGTGATTTTTTCTTTATTCAGGTTGTTTGACAGCACTTCCGCACATATTGCGCCCAGTGTGTCCATCGCATCTGCTACCGACATTTCTTCCAGATCCATTTCCTGTGCCGCCGTAATTTTTTCAAAAGTTTTTTTCATCGGCATTTTTACAACCAGTTCTCTACCGTCTTTTAATGTCGTTTTAAAAAAACTTCTCTGGATTTTATTGAAATCAAAGTTCATGTTCGCCATTGTCTTTTCTCCTTCTGAAAAAGGCGGCGTTTTTGTCTGTACGCCGCCTTGTGTTTGTTTTTATCTGTTTTATTCGTCCGCGACCGCTTTCTGTTCGGTTGTATCGCTTAAACTCTGCGTATCTTCCAGAACTTCTTCTTCGTAGTGAATCAATGTTCCTTCCTTGTCCTGTGGTAATGCCGTGAATTCCGCGTCCACGACCGTTTCTTTGTCGTTTGCGAACGCAAGAGAAAAACCAGCCTGATTGTTTCCGACAATCATTACCCAGATATCGCCGTCCACCGGATCTTCGTGATGGAAACAAATTACATATTTTTTTCTGCCCTGATTGTTTCCGCCGCCGACCTTTACAATTCTTCTTTTCTTTTTGGTCGAAGTCTTTTCCGTGTAGCTTACGCGGGCGGTATCACAGATCTTTTCAAGCGTGTTTCCGCAAAATGTCATTAAGCCGCTTTTTAAAGTTGCTTCTTCGTCTGTGATAACTGTTTTTTGGATTTTTCTTGTATCGTCTTTAGCCGTGTAGTATGTCGGCTTGTACTCAATCGTTGCGCCGCCCTGAATGTATGAGATCTGATTTTCGTCTGTGCAAATTTCATCAACCGACGGCAGATTCCCGTCAAACAATTTCATGTGGACGTTTCCAGATCCGAGAATAATTCTTTCTGTCTCTGCCATTTTTATTTTCTTCCTTTCTGTGTGATATTGAATTCGTACGCCGTCTGAACCATGTTTTCAGAAGTAATATCAGCTTGATATTTTTCGAAAGGCAAATCAGAAAGAACTTCTTTTTCAATCTGTCTTTCCAGTGATTCGTCTGGCGTTCTGTCTGTGTATAGTTCCAGTGATCCGTCAATTTCACGGATCGTGTTCTTTTTGTCGTTGCCCCTCTGGCTTTCGTTGACTAGGTAAACTATATACGGCGGATCAGGGACTGGCTTTTTCGCCGTCTTTTTCCATGCGTTCTTCGTGATCGGAAGCCCGATCGCCGTTGCTCTTGTGATGATTTCTTCAATCGTTGGCATTATCATTCCTCCGATAATTTCTTGTTAGCGTTGGATATTGCTAACTGCTCTACAAGGTCGTTGGCCGGCTTTATGTGTTCGTACGCTTTTACTCGTCCGCCGTTCCTGCTGGCATGTCCATTTTCCAGTAAGTGCGTTATCTGATAGCGATTTTTGTTCCTGATACTCCATTGCTCTAAGCCCGTTATGGCCGAATACTGCTTTCTTCGTAGCGTAGCTTCCCAACTTCTCGCGTATTTTCCAGTTCGTTGTGGACTGCTTTCTTGCAGTATCCTTTCGCCTTGTATCGCTGTTTCTTTTATTGCAACGTTTAGTTTTTTTCTTAATTCTCCGCCGCCCCAATTTTCCAGTTGTTTTACGACCTCTTTGGGTAAATCTTCTGCTTCAATTTTTACAATCATGTATTGCCCGCCCTTTCTCCGGCGTACAGTTCGATCTTTCCGTCCGCTTTCGGACCATAACTTCGGTATATCGTTAGACGGTGACCGTTGAATTCAACTTCCTGTTCGTCGTTGTATTCATTGGCCCATACGTCGAACTTATGGCGGGCTTTCATGCCCTTTTGTCCTGCTGCCACAAATTCATCACGCCCGATCGGTTCAACGGTTGCGATCACGCCGTTTTTGACGTCTTCTTCTTTGGTTTCGCCCGGTTCAACCAGTGTGATATATGCGTCTATTTGTAGTCGCCCCCTTTGATTCTGGTTAAATGCATATCGTAGGCCGCTAACCATTTGTCGTGGTATGCGTCCATTCCGTAATATGCTTTGACATACGCAAGGACGGCCCCAATGATTAACGGATCTTCCGGGGCTTTCAGATACTTTTCTTCATTTACCCCGATTCTTTTCAGGTCTGCCAATACGAAATCGACGTGGGTTTTCACGTCTTCGTCCAATGCATCTTTTGAAAGTTTTCGGACGCGTAATTTTGCTGCGTCCACAAGTTCATTGTAGGTCATTGTTTAGCCGTCCTTTCTGTTTCTTATTTTCCTGTTTCCTGTCGTTTCACGCGGATAAATCCGTTATATGCGGCAACCGCACCGCCCGCGAAAATGTCTGCTCTGTATGCGATCTGTCCCTGTTTGAATTTGTAATCGGTTGATTTTCTCGCGTCGATATCAGAGAAGATCGGCATTTCGTAGTTGCTAAGCGGTCCATACGCCATGCAGTATTCAGCCGTTGAAGTCTGTTCATCTGTCACAGCTTTACAAGCGGAATTGATAACGTATGGTACGCCGTCAATCGTTCCGGTGTTTCCGTGATTTACGATTGTGTAGAATTTGCGTCCCTGTTTATCTTTCAGTTTCGCAAATGCTTTCAGATCCTTTTTGTTCAGGATCAGAACGGCAACGTCTTCCACTTCCTCGTCTCCGCCGTAACCATAGATAATATCGTCCAGTGTTTCGTCTGTAATCGCCTTCATAGAAAGGTCTGTTGTTGGATCGATAACCTGATCGGCTGCTTTTGTCGGGTTGTAGAAAATGCCTTTGAATTTTCCGCTTGTACCGTCCCCAATCATGATCTGTCGATTCATGTACTTTCTGATTGCGCGCGTGACAGATCCTTCTACTACAGAATCATAATCAGCGTTCGGAAGTTTAACCATTTCTTCTGGTTCTTCTGTGTATGCTGTGATCTTCTGTTTTTCCATGGTTACATAGCCGAATGTCGGTTCTGTTGCGCTATAGTCTGTGCTTTCGGCTGTGCTTCCTGCGCCGTCGCCGTAGCTTTTTACATATCCTCTCTGATATGTTTCGCCGCCATTTAACGGAATTGCTCTGACGCGATCCACCAGTGAGGAAACGTCGTTGAATGTCTCTTTTACGTCGCTCGCGGTGTGTTTTGGTGTGACTGCCTGTGTGACAGAAAGCGCATTCTGTACAGATCCGAACGCTACTTTTGCGTTGAACTGTACTGTCTTTCCGTCTTTCAGGCTCCGTCCTCTTTCTTCACGTTTTTTATTCTTCACGTCGTCGCCTTTCTCTCCCGGTGTGTCGTCGTGATCGTCGCCCGCCTGCGCTGCCAGTCCCGCGATATTTGCGCGGTTCTGAATGTCCTGCAAAATGCCGTTAATGTCTTCAGCTTCGGTTGTCAGGGCGTCCAGTGCTTCGCCTTCTGCTGTCTGTGCCTGTGTGCCGATCTCTTTCAGTCTTGCTTTCAGGTCTTTCATGTTCATGTTCACAAGTTCTTCATGTTTCATTGTCGCTTTATTCTCCTTTCGTCATTCCCTCGATACATAATCTTTTTATCTGGTTTCTTTTTTCGGCGTCTGCTGCCGCTTTCGCCTGTTCTTCCGGTGTAGGCCCCTTTGGTGTCTGCTCCGGCTGTTTCTGGTGTGATTTGAATTTTTCCGGCAACTTTCCGGCGTAGGTCAAATAGTCTCCGACTGCTGCCACGTAATCGGCCGCGTCAGTCTGTGCGATATTGAAATACTTCGCCGCTTCCTTTCCGTCCAACCATGTTTCCGCGTCTACCAGTGCTTTCACCTGATCGATCGTGACGCCTTCCGCCAGATGATCTTCGTATACGTTCATGATCCCGGTTTGTACTTTATCCAGATCGTCCGCCATTTTTCGCATTTCGTCCGCATTCCCGGAAATTGCGCCCCATGGCTTGTGAATCATCAAAAATGCGTTTGACGGGATTTCCGGCGGTTCTGTTCCTGCGAATGCGATTACAGATGCAATCGAACCGGCCAAGCCGTCAACGTATACTTTTACTTTGTTTTTTTCTCCGTGGCGTTTAATCATGTTGTAGATCGCCATTCCTGCGAACACTGATCCGCCGCCGGAATTAACATATACATTCAAGTCTTTTCCTTCTGCCTGTGAAAGAAAATTCTTGATTGCGTCCGGGTACTGATCTTCGTTCTGCCATGCTCCCCACCAGTCCGACACGATATCGCCGTAAAAGTAGAGATCTGCGGAAATGTCGGTCATATTTTTGATTTCAAGCCCTTTTAATACGTCCGCCATTGTCTACCCCCTTTCAGTTTTGCTTGTACATAGATAGCGTTCATTAGCATTTCAAGCGGTACTTTCGCCGCCTGCTGCTGTCTTTCGCCTTCCGGTGGTCCATTGCCGCCGCTTCCGTTCTGCTGCCCTGTCTGGTACAGTGATTGATCGTCCGCCTTTACATAGTTGAGTGAAACCATTCTCACGTCGCCGTCTTCGATCGGCTCATAGTAGAGAAGTTCGCGGAATTCGTTGATTGTGATAATTCCTCGGTCATACAGAACCGCTCCGATTGATGATCGTGTCTGCAATGTCGCATACTGTAAACGATTTGAAGAAAATATGATCTTGTTTCCGAATCCTCTTTCCCGCTCCGTCAGTAATTTGAATGTGAATTCAAGTGATAATTGAAGGGCTATCGGTTCGATCACGCTTTCGTAAAATGCGTTCCACTCTGATTCTGAAAATTTTGACATTAAAATATTTTCGTTCACGTTGTAATAGCGGTATACGTTATCGCGTAAAAACTGTGATTGCAGCGTCGGAATAGTTGGGGCTTTCTGGTTGATTTCGTGAAATTCCATTGTGTTATCCAGTCCGCCCAGTCCGCCTTCGTTGCTCGCGTCCATGTATGCTTCCTGAAATTCTTTTACTTTCTTTTTCAGTTCTTCGTCGTCCGCAAAGTTGTTGTATTTCAAATAACCTTTCAGGTTGGCGGAATTTTTAACCAGATTCCGCAATGCCTGTCCGGTTGCGTCCAGTAATTCCAGTGTGTTTTTTAATGCCGGATCTGGTTCAGATCCTAAAAAACGCTTTCTGTCGAATCTTGCTTTCAGGTGGATCACGGATTGATACGGGACCGTGTAGATCTTCCCGTCGTAGTCCCACGTGAACCGGAATAACATTGCTCCGGTTTCTTCGTCTTCCCACACTCTGAACCCACGTGTCGTGATTGGCACAATGCTTTTGACTTTGGAAAAATCGTCATTGTAAAAAATCACTGCGAATGCATTGGATTTTCTGACAAGCTGCGCCGCCATTTTGTACAGTGCGTCGTATACGGACAATTCCGGCGACCAACGCAAGGAAAGAAGTTTCGCCAGATAATCGTCGCGAATCATCATTCCGCGCGAATCTGTGCGAATCAACTGCGGTGTCAGTTTTCCGACGTTCGTTGCGATACAGTTTGTTATTGATCCGATGATATCGCTTGCGTCCATATCCGCCGACGCGTTGTATTCGCCCCGGATTGTGAAAATCGGACTAAACTTCATTTTGCGGAATGTCACAAAATCTTTTAATATTCCCGTTTCGTTCTACCCCCTTTCGGCTTTATTCACAGTTCAGTTTATCTTTTAAGTGCGTTCATTTCTGACCTGTTTTCGGACGCAAAAAAGAGAGAGGGCGCGCCCTCTCTTATGCTGCATTCTGTAATTGTCTGCCGATTTCCTTGTGATATTTCATTTTTACAGCCAGTGCATCGAAGATCGATACCGCACCGTCAATGTGTGCCCGCTTTTCGATCTTGACAGGTTTCATTCTGCTGTCGTCTGTCTGGATCTGGACGGCCACGTTTAACAGGTGTGATTTTAACAGGTTATTTTCTCCGATCAAATACATTCCGTCTTTCAAATCTCCTTCGAAAGTATTTAATACGGGCGTCAGGTTCGTTCCCTGATATACGTCGTCCATGTGGAAGCCTGCTTCTTTCATTTCTTCCACTAGATAACCCGCGCAATATCTGTCATAGCCGACTTTCAACGGCCGAATCTTGTATTCTTTTATCAGGCGCACGAACCACGCGAACACGTCTTTGTAATTTACCTGATGTTCTCCCGATATCGTGAGATAACCCTGTTCTTTGAAAATGTTGTACGGGACGCCTTCTTCGTTGATCGCCACGTTGTAGCGTTCCTGTGGCATGAAAAATTGTGTGATGATATGATTCTTCCCGCCCTTTTCGATAACCAGTGAAACGGCTGTCAGGTCGGTTGTTCGCGAAAGGTCGATACCGGCCACGCAATAGCAACCCCGGAAGTCGTCTAGTGTATACGGTTGTCCTGCTGCCTTCGCTACCGTCTCATAGTCAAGCCATGCAATCGAAGAATTTTGCTTGATGTTGCAATACTTCGTCATGAATTCCGCTTTTTTTGATAACGACTGTAGCGCGATCGCGATCTGTTCTTCGAAGAATTCCCACTGAACCGAAACACCTAAATTTGGGTTAGCTTTTGCCAGTTCTTCTTTTGTGTTCCACTTTTCCAGATCGTCGATCATGTACAGGAATGGAAGCAAGCGTCTTTCTTTGCTCGATCCTTTCAAGAAAGCTGTTGATCGCTTCATCAGTTCGTCGAAGATTCCGTCGTTGACATATCCGGCGGTTGATGTAGAAAGCGTGATCGGCTCTGTTCGCGCTCCTGTACCTGATACCATAACTTCGTACTGCTTCAAGCCCTGATCGCCCGGCCATGCTTCCATTTCGTCGTTTGTTGTCATGGTCGGGTTGAATCCGTCCGCCTTCTTTGCGTTGAATGCAATCTTTTTGATTGTGGTGTTTAATTCCGCTATGTAGATATCAGAACGCCGCTTCTTCGTCACTTCTGCCAGTTCTTCTTCTGCTTGCGTGATCTTGTAAAAACTGTCGTACACGATATCGGCCTGATCCAGTTTCGGCGCAAGGCAATATAATTCGCTGCCGTATTCTCCGTCGATATACGCCACGTATGCCATAATTGCAGCCGCAAAAAGACTTTTCCCGTTTTTACGTCCGACCAGAAGAAAGATTTCCCGGAACTGCCGTCGGTGCGTCTTTTTATCCAGTATTCCGAATATCGCCGAAATAATAGCTTTCTGCCATAGCTCCAACTTGAAAAGGTCATTCCGCCCCTTTGAGTGGTGGCAAAAATTTTCGATAAACTGGATCGCTTTATTTGCTTTCTTTGCATCAAAATCCCAGTCGCCGGATTTTATGCCGTCAACTATGATTTTATAAATTTTCTTTATCCATTTTCCCGCTATGATCTTCCCGCGTTCGATTTTGTCGTAATACTCGACAATGTAATTCACATATACGTTATGCATTTCGGAACGCTGCCAACTTGCTTATTTTCTCCGTCTGCTGTTGTGGTAAATACTCGATCAGCTTGTCGATGTTTGAGTTATACGCCCGTGAATATTTGTCGAAGGTTGCAACTGCCGGATTCTCTTTCATGTATCTTTGTGAGCCGTTGACGACTTCGGTCTTTAACCCTTCCGTCATGATTGAGTATTTCGCTTCCCGGATCGCCACGGCCTGAAAAGCCATTTCTTTTACCTTGCGTTCGATCATTTTCTTTTTCCGGTCGTCCTCAACGTCCTTAAACAATTCCATGATCTTTTTTCGTTCCTTTTCAACCTCTGCTTCGGTTAAAATCTCGCCCGCTGCTTCTTTTTTCAGTCTCGTTTTCATGTTCTTTTTCCGTGCTTCCGGTAAATCTCTGAATATTCCCAGAAGTTCCAATAACTCCGGTAAAACCTGATCTTCTTCGGGTTTTATCTCTCTATCTTTCTCTAAATCCATGCATTTACACCCCCCTCTCACGTGCGCGCGCCTGCGGAGAGTCTTTTTGATCTAACTCCCTCGGTTCTTTCTGGTAAAAAATTTTTGTACCACCGGGGGGGAGTGGTTGGCGCGCTTTTCGCGATTTCGTTTTTGTTTTTGGCTGATCTGTTTTTGATTTTCAGGAAAATGATTTTGTCGGAATGATATTGCCGTCCTTGTCGAACCTGTATCGCTTCGGCTTGCCGTGATGCTCTGTGTTGTGGTGTTCGTCGCACACGACTTCCAGATTATCCCACGACAACGTGACGTTCGGATCGTTGATATTCTTCGGCGTGATCCATATCTTGTGATGCACTATCGTTCCGATGTTGACTTCTTTCAAGCTGCGTTTGCCTTCTTCGAATTCTTTCTGACAACGCTCGCACATTCCGCCCTTGCTGTCGTAGTATGCTTTCCGTGTCTTCTTCCATGCTTCGGAATTGTAAAAGGCTTTTGCATATTCTTTCGCCACTTGTCACTCTCCATTCTATCTTCTGTCGCTGTTCATTTCTGACCTGTCTTCCTACTACTGCCGATCATATCCATTGATGCTGCCACGTGATAACAGAATTCTTTCCGGTATTCGTAGAACAGGCGACGGCAACAATACGTTTCCCCTAGCAATTCCCACGGCGTATTATCCTTCAAACTCTGACAGATCTTCCCGATAACCTGATCGCGTGTGCTTCCCGTGAATCCTTGCAGTCCGATATTCTCTTTTGCTTCTTCGATTGCCTTATCTGCCTGTCGGTCGAACGCCGTATACTGCCCGGTGTGCTTTCTCCTGTCTCGCTTCTCCTGATCCTTCATGATTGCCCGGACGATCGTTTTTGTGTTTTTATCCAGTTTATACGCCATGGCCGTTTCTCCTTATCCTTCGATCTTCGTATTCTGTAAATAGTCCAGAAGATCTTTTTCTTTCATATCGTCGCGGTCGTACAGAAAGGCGGTCAGGGTTGTTGCTTCGCTTTTCCAGTATACCTGTTTTGGGAAATGTCGATTGATAAATGGTCCCTCGATTTTCCATTCGTATTCTGTGTTCATTGATGCCGGATCGATTGCCTGTATAAATCCTTCTCCCAGTACGTCCACCCGTTTGTCTTCTGCCTGTAGAATCCGCATGGTCTGACCGCATGGATATTTGTTTAATACAAGGCGCGTCACTGTCAGTTTCTCTTCTTCGTCTTCGTATTGCTCCGTCGCGTCTATTAAATTCCAGTGTACTTCGTTGATCTCGTATTGGTTGGCTTCCTTCGTCGCCTTGAAAGCCCCCCCCATCTTCCGGCATTTCTCCCGTTAATTCGATCACTGCTGCCAGTGCCTTTTTATCCAGTGATTCTTTTGTCGTGGCGATCGCCCAGTATGAACCACCAAAAAGTAACTGATTTCCCCGGTGCGCAACGTATAAGCCCGCGCCCGTGTAGGCTTCTTTTATCAGTCTTTTGAAATCTCTTAATCTTACAAACATTGTCCTTTCTCCTTCCTACCATTCCGGCTGTTTATTTTTCTTGTACAGTTCACAGTTCGCGCACGGCGTCCAGTCTGCTTCGATACCTTCGCAACACCCGAATATTTTCGGGGCTTCCTCGCAATTAACCAGATCGAAATTGTCTGCCCGTGCCAGATAATGCCGGATCAGACTTCGCGCTTCTTCTGCCGAATATGCAACGGCCGTTTTATAGCCCTGATCTTTTAACATGGCCATAAATTCGACCTGATCTTTTGTCGGCTTGTTATTCCCGAATTTCATTTCGATGTACAGACCGTTGAATCCCCGGCGCGCTACCGGAAGCGACAGATCAGGAACGCCCGCCACCATTCCGGCAGCCTTTAAAAGTGCGCCGTTTGTCCGCTTCCCTTCGTTCGGTATATGATGCAATAATTTTAATTCCGGTATGAATTCTCGGACGGATCGCGCCCAGTTAAAAAGTTTTATCTGCTCCGTGATCTCTGAATTTTTCATGTTTTGTAATTTGATCGCCATTTGATCTCCCCTTTCAGTCTCTTGTCATTCTTGCGTATATGTAAAACGCGGCTGTCACTGTGTTGAACTTCACTTCTGCGTCTAAAAAGCGATAGCCCACGTATTCTTTTTTAAGGCTCTGTTTCAGTGTTTCGTGATCCTTTGCCATTTTCTCAACACGGCGTTTCTTGAATTTCCGGTATGATCTTGTCGGCTCTGGTGGCTTTTTTAGGTTCTTTGAACTGCACCACCGTTTTGTTCCGTGCGGATTTTGGGAAATGTAGGTCGCAAGGCCTGTTATTCCGAAATCTTCGTCCGGTTTTACCCGGCGCGTGTTCGGTCGCTTGCATTTTCCCCACATTGCTTCTAATTCGTCGCGATCCACGCCGTCGCCGCTCATGAGTATGTGAAAGTGCGGGCGCGTATAATTGTCAACGGCTAGAACGTAGATATATTTCATGTTATCGAACCCGCGTTTCTTTCTCTTGCGGTTCACTCGCTTGATAAAATTCGTCACGTCCTTTTTTGCTCTCTCTATGTCTTCCGGTATGTAGCGATCGTCCCACCCGAACGTCGCCCAGATATCCCCTGAACCGAAATTGATATTCGCAAGTCGGATCACATATCGGCGGGCGTTCTTGTCGTTCAGATTCCTTTGTGACGGCTTCGTTTCTCTCTTTTTCTTCGTGCGTGGCATATCTGCCCGGTTATAGAAAGACGGATAGATCATCACTTCCGCAATCTCTTTCCCGGATTTTATGTTTTTACACTTGATCGTTGATGTTCTGTAAAGGCTTTCCACCTTCCCTTCTTTCAACAGTCGTTCGTATTCCCATTCTTCAAGTTTTGCCTGCTGCTCTTTCCACTGTTCTTCGAAATCTATCAACAGGGGGTTCTCTCGTCTGAACTTCTCTTTTGCCGTCTTCTCTATCTCTTTGTCAAGATCATACTGATACGCTTCGTTGTAGTCGTAGTTATCATATCTTCGTTTCTGCTTCTTCATCGAATCCCCCTTCCCGTCCTATATTGATTTATATATTAAAAATTTATAGTGTCTGATTTGTTAATACCCATTACAAGGACGGTTAAGATTTCTTTCTTATATATAGAAGAAACACGCGTTCGTGTTTTTTACCGGTATTCTTCCATTATGCTTTGTTCGGCTTCTAATAATTTCATGTAGTCGTCTATCGTCATTTGAATCGGGTTGTCGCCAACCCACCAACGCATGACGCTTTCTCCGTCCTTCCAGTATTTACCATTAACAAGATCGAACGTCTGTTTCCCTTTTGCCTTCAAGACGTCTACCATTCTATCGAATACATGAACATAGGCTTGTCTATACTTTGGGTATTTTTCAAATTCTTTTTTCTGTTGTTTTCCGCCTGCAAGCGGGCAGCCGATACAACCGATCCGTTTTTCGCCTTCGCAATATCCCGGATTGCTCTTGCACCCGTAATATGTAAGAAATTCCCATACTTCTTCGTCCGTCCAGTCAATAATTGGATTTATAAGTGTCGAAGTCGTCCTGTAGCATGATTCCACAACCCGGCGTTCGCTTGCGTTATCTGTGTTCAGTATGATTCCGCCCCCTTTCGTTGTGCTGAAATTTGCTTCTTCTAAAGTTGCTATTTTCTGAACCGTCACAGGTTTTCCGATAATCGTCACAAGCCCCTGATTTTTTTTGCGGTTGTTAGATTCCGCCCAACGAACGCCGGTTACTTTTCTTCTTCCTTTTCCGCCTTTCTCTTTCAATTCTGCGCAACAATAGCGGGCAAGTCTCGTCGGCGGGAATAATTTTTCAACGATCAACTGCCACATTGTCTTTTCTGGATAGTGAATAAAACCTTTGTCGCCGTACTGTTTTATTACTTCCCGTATGTAGTAAACCGTTTCCGGTGCGTCTACTGTTGTGTGATTGTTATGCACTTCAAAATTAACGTTTGCCAATTCTGCTAAAATTCGTATTGTGTCGCTGTCTTTTCCGCCGGAATAACACAAGTAATATGGTTCTTCCGCTGAAAAGGCCTGTAATCGTTCTATCGCTTCTTTTTCCTTCTTCATCAACGAACCTGATAACATTGACTTTTTTCCTTTCCTGTTGTATTATAGTTTTGGTTAGATTTCGATATCGTTCGAAAAAGCGGATCACGGAAGTTTTTATCTTCTGTAATCCGCTTTTTCTTTTATTCATTTTCCTTTTTTTCTCTCTGCCCTTCGTGAATATAGTTGACGATCTGTGTTAATTCGTCGTGCTGCTTCTCTGACAGTTCCCCGTATTCGTAGGCTGCTTCAAACTGTCCGCTCAGATATCCGGCCGCGAAATCAAGTTCCATGGTTGTTTCTGCTTTCATCAGGCGCGGGATCTGCAAGGAATAATTTTTATAATTCCGTTTCAGTCTCTCTTGTCTTTTCCGTCTGGATATTGCTTTCAGAATTCTTTTCAGTTTCTTCATTTTGGTTAGATTCCTTTCTTTCTGCTTCTTTCTGTTTCTGGGCTTCTGCGAACGCTTCCCGATCTGTCGGGTTGTCATACGGGTTTAATGATGTAAGTCCGGCGATCTGCCGTCTTCTCATTGGATTTACTGCCTTGTCGTCTATGTAAATATCCGCATTGATCTTCCGGCAGTCGGTCCCGTATAATTCGATCAGTTCCGGCAGATTTTCGTTTACCGCGTCAAATTCAAGCCCGCGTTCCTTACACCATGCCACCGCGTCTTCTAACTGTCCCCCCGCTCTATTTGTCCAGAGGATCAGGCGCGCGCCGTTTAACTGCTCATTCCGGCAGAAATTAAAAACAGTCATGTTTACGTCGCCGATTTCTGGCCATGTTCCCGTATGTAGTGTTCCGTCAAAATCAACGGCTATGATTCGATTTCCTTTTGTATCCATTTAACCCGCCTTTCTCATTGCTGCCGCCTGCCCGGTCATGATTCCCAGATCAAGCGGTTTTTCCTCTTTGATTGCTCTGTTTAAGTCTTCCACGGTATAAATCCCGATTTCTTTCAATGCTTCTTTAATTCTCTGTCGTTTCTCCATGCGCCGGATCTCCTTTCTGGTAGCTGCTTAAAATTCCTTTTCGCGCCATTGCTGCGGTCTGGATCGCTTCGACTGCAAGATCGATTGATTTTTCATAAATCCACGTCAGTCTGTCGTTCTTTACATCTTCCGAAGAATTTTCTTTTACGTCCGACCAAAATTGATCGATGCTATATTCTAATGATTCCAGTTCGTCGCGTGTCTCGTCGAATTCTTCAAAAATTACGCCGTAGGCTTCGTGAGAACTTGCGAAAAGCGGGAACTTTTCGTTTGCTGCTTTCAACTCCGTTTCTGTCAGTTCATAGATTTTCTGTTTTATCGCGTCCATGTTTTCTTCCTTTCTAAAAATAATTACCATTGACTGGAACGGTGCGGCGTCTTTGCCGCTGCTGAATAATGCTTTGTTTTAGTGCCATTGGTTAGATCTCCCTTATATTTTCATTCTGTAGTAAAGTTTCATCATTAAATCAGAAAAACTATAGTCCGGCATTTCTTCCGGTTGCATCGGGCTTGTAAGTCCTAATTTTTCCCAGTTCTTGTGGCAGATTTCCGGCGCAAATGCAAATTCTTTGACCTTTGCTTTCAGTAGGTCTTCCGGGACCTTATAAAACCAGCCTGCAAATAATACGTTCCCGTCTTTTTCTATCCATGCCCGCGCCGACGGCTGCGATACTTCCCTGATCTCTCCGACTGTCATTATTTATATAACCAGATCTTGAAAACATAAGTTCCCGGAAGATCTGGATCTCCTGTCGGTGCTATCATTTTTACTTCACAGTCTGCCAGTTCTTCTTCCCGACGGGCTTTCGCGACTTTTCCTTTGAAGATCGCGTCAGATTCTCCCTGTTTTAATGGGGTGTCTTCGTCCTGTACCGTGATATACTGCGCCGGACTTAATAAGGTTAAAAAATCTCTAAATTTCAGGTTCATTTTTGCCATGGTTCTTCGTTCCTTTCTTCTTTGCTTTCTCGATCGTGCGCTTTCTTGTTCCGTGAACCGGTTTTGCGCCTGCCTGTATATGATCCGCCGGTATTTCTTCCAGTGCGTCCGGTCCGAAGTTCCCTTTGATCGTTTCGTCCATGATTCTTTTGAACTCTTCGCTGTCAAAGTTTACGTTTACCACTCCCATGACCGGCTTTTCTTCTTTGCGTTCCTCTTTCTTCCCTGTCATTGTCTCCCGGATGTAGTTGTGTGGTATATCACAATTTACGGCATTCATTACAATCTCGTACTGCGCCGCCTGTTTAATCAGGTTGTAAAAATTAGAATATGTAATCTCTGTCCGGTCTTCCGGTTTAAATGCGTCCATAATTCCCATTAGTGTTTCTCTCCTTCCTGAACGGCTTTTCTGTATGCTTCCGCTCTTGATGTCGCGATCGCCTTCTGTGTTATACCGACCATGAATCTTTCGACGTGTGCGCGTTGCGTTCCCTGCGCTACTGCTCCGTCTATGAATTCGCTGATTGCAAATCCCAGAAGTGTCGCCACGTCCCCAAATTCGCCGTCAATTAACACAATCGGCGGTTTCTCCATGTCCGAACTAAAAACATGAATCCCGGCGACCTGTTCGACCGCAACGGTTTTCATTTCTTCCGGTTTTGCGCCTGCCTGTTCTGCCGCGTCCTTCAACGCCTGTTCGATTGTCTTTTCTTCCTTCATTGGTTAGTTCTCCTTTCAGTGAGTAGTTGAATCGAATTTCGGTATCTTTGTTTTTCCGGCGTGTGTAGTTAATCTGTCTGATCGTCCTTTCCAGTCGCCCCAGTTCGTCCGCCGTCAGGCCGTCGCCGGATAATGTCATGATAATTTTTCTTTCTTTTTTCATATATCGCCCCGCGTTCCGGTTATTTGCCGCGAACGATCTTCTTTCT